AAATACCCGAGAGTGTGGCTATTGAACTCTTAATCGCAGTCGGCATCCCTCGTGAAAACGCAGAGCGCATGATTGCAGATTCCCGTAGTTTTACTCCCGAACCTACTAGCGAAACACCACAAATACCTAAAGAAACTGAAGTTATAGCCTCTAAATCTGTAAAAAAAAACTGGACTGAAGAACAAAAGACCGCCTATTGGAAACGCCTCGACCGAGAACGTGTCTCATGGTGGGGATTAGCCCAGGATAAGATAGAACCTCTATACAAAGCAGAGGCGGAGGCGGTTGTTGCGGCGGTTGAATCAGGCAGCTCCCCCGATAAGGTTATTAAGTCCCTTAAAAAGAAATGGACTGATACCCTAGAACAATTGACCTATAACATAGTAGAACATTTCGGCAAGGAAAAGAAACAGTTTAATCCGGCTAGTGCCTTGATAAGAGCCTGGATTAAAAAACACGCTGCGGAATCTGTAACATCTATTCTGACCACTAACCTTGAAGATGTTAAACGAATCATAGAACAGGGAACGGTGGATAATCTAACCGTACCCCAGATAGCCAAGAGCCTGAGGCAGTTTTATGATGACAGAAGCCCCTATAAGGCCATGAGGGTAGCTAGAACAGAGGTGGCACAATCGGCAGGATTTGCGCAACACGAATCAGCTAAAGAAGCCGGTTGGACTAAACACTCATGGTTAAGTTCAAGGGATGATAGGGTTAGGGATTCTCATGTTGAGATGGACGGGGAGGAGCAACCTATCGGGGAGCCCTACTCTAACGGTCTTTTCTACCCTGGCGATGCCAGTGGTGACCCGTCTGAGACGATACTATGTCGCTGTGTCGAACAGTTCCATTAGCCTCTAATCGTTTGCTAAGACGATTTAATTTGATTTCCTTTTCTAATAATAAACTAAAAAGAGGTATTTGTCAAGATGCTACCCTAGCTCAATTGGCAGAGCAGGTGTTTTGTAAACATCAGGTTGAGGGTTCAATTCCTTCGGGTAGCTCCACTTGTTATCACAAATTGGGAGGTCAAGATGCCCATACCAAAGCCTAGAAAAGATGAAGAAGAAGATGCTTTTATCACACGCTGTATGGCAAATGAGGTTATGAATTCCGAGTATCCTGATGAATCACAGCGTGCTGCAATATGTCATTCACAATTTGGGAGGGGTAAATCTATGAATAATTTGGAGCATAAATCATTTCAAGTTGAGCTAAAAGAGGAAAAGGAAGGGGCTTTTATCGCCCGTATTGCCACCTTGAATGTAAGAGATAAGGATAATGATATTACCCTCTCAGGAGCTTTCCCTATAAATAAGACTGTCCTCGTCTCAGCTTATATGCACGGGAGTTGGCAAGGCAAACTACCAGTAGGCAAGGCCACTATTCACGAGCAGAATGATGAGGTCAGGGTAGATGGGCAGTTCAACCTCAAAACTACCGAAGGTAGGGATACTTATGAAGCAATTAAATTTGCCCCTGAACTCCAGGAGTGGTCTTATGGATTCTACCCGACCGAGGCAGAGCCGGGTAGGGATGAAAACGAAGGGGCTAGAATTTTAAAAAAGGTCGATGTTAAAGAAATCTCACCCGTTCTGGTAGGAGCGGGAGTTAACACCGGAATTATAGCGATTAAAAATCAAAAACAAGGTAATATTCAAGCCTTGCTAGACGCATGGGATAGCTGGGCGGGGAGTTTCACGAAGTGTGTGGAGGTCTTGAGCGCGAAGCCAGGGATATCTAACCCAGAGGCTTTATGCGCTTGGTTGCACCATGAGGCTGAGGGGGTGTGGCCGGGTGAAAAAGAATATAATGAGGGTATTCCCTACGCTAACCAGGCCGATGCGGTGCTTGCTGCCGTTAAGGAATTGGTCAATCGTTCTCAATCGCTTGCTGATTTGAGGATGAAAGAGGGTAGGGTTCTCGGTCTCGCCAACAGGGAACGCTTGTCGTCTCTCCTGGGGGCTTTATCAGATGTAGCTAAAAACATAGACGACCTCTTGAAAGCTACCGAGCCTGTGGACAAAGAAAAGTTAGCACAGGCACGACTACTGTACATGAAAATAAAAATGATGTTAGACGACTAAGGTCGTCAACGGGAGGACTAAATGAATCTCAAGGAACTAACGGAAAAATTAGCGGAAAAAAGTAAACTGGTAGACCAGATTTATACCGAGGCTGGTGCAGATTTGGATTTTACCAGGGTTAAATGTCTGACGGGTGATACCGGGGCCAAAGTCGAGGCCATGCGCAATCTTGATAAGGAAGTAACCGACCTGAAAAAGGAACGGGATATTCTTGTTGAGATGGAGAGAGGGAGGGCCAGGGCGCAGGAGTTAGCGGCCCAGCTCAACAAACCGGCTTCCGCCATTGTGCATCCCGGGAAAGGTGCAAATCAGCCCGAAGTAAAATCCATAGGTCAACTCTTTACGGAATCAGAAGCCTATCAGAGAAAAGGCGTGGAGTCCAGGGTCGATATCGACCTGAAAACTACCATGTCCCGGTCGGCTGGTTGGGATCCGGAAGCCCTGCGGATTCCGAGGGTAGAGCTTTACCCCTTGCGCCAGCTGAGTGTTCTCGACCTCTATCCGCAGTATACGACCACCAACGACACCATCCGTTACATGAAGGAAACAACCTTTACTAACAATGCTGCGGAAGTGGCCGAGGCTGCGGTTTATGGAGAGGCGGCCATTGCTACAACAGAGACGTCAGACGAGGTAGAGAAGGTTGGTGTTTGGTTGCCTATCACTGATGAGCAGTTGGAGGATGTGGGTGGGATTTCGGAATACGTTAATAACCGGCTCACCTATATGCTTAAGAACCGGATAGATTCCCAGCTCATGGAAGGTGATGGCACGACTCCTAACCTCTGGGGTGCTTCCAATCTTGCTTCAATCCAGACCCAGGCAAAGGGGACCGACCCGACTCCCGATGCAATCTTCAAGGCCATGACCAAAATTCGGGGCACTACGGCGGGCACGGGATTCGCGGAGCCTTCGGCTGTCGTCCTGCATCCTAACGATTGGCAGGATATCCGCCTCTTGAGAACGGCCGATGGCATCTACATCTTCGGCAATCCTACCGACCCGGGCCCAGATAGAATCTGGGGTGTTCCCGTGGTTGTAACCTCAGCCAAGACGGAAAACACCGGTCTGGTTGGAGACTTCAGGGGCTATGCATCCGTCTGGATGAAGCGGGGCATCTCATTCAAGGTCACCGATTCCCACGCCTCGTACTTCATCTATGGCACGCAGGCAATCAGGGCCGATATCCGGTTGGCGGCAGTCTATTTCCGTGACTCGGCGTTCTGCACAGTCACAAGCATATAGTAATATAAAACGTAAAAGTCGAACTAACAGCGAGGGGGGCGGCTTCAAAACCCTCCCCTCTCGACTAAATTCGGAGGGAATAAAATGTCTGGTTCTAATGAAAGTTCAAATTATGTGGCTGGTTCTTTAAGGCGGAGTTGGCGTAATGCGGGGACTCCTACCGATGGTACTTCAGGCACTTATGCCGGGATTTGTGAAAAGGGAGACCTACTTATAGACACCACGAACGCCAAGCTCTATCAGAATACGAATACACAAGCGTCCCCGACTTGGAACTCCATCGGAGAAATGGCAGAGGCTGAAATTGCCACAGGCGCAGTTACCGAGACCAAGATAGGAACCGGAGCGGTAACATCATCTAAATTAGGGTTGGCTGCTGTGAGTGAAACCTACATTGCAACTGGGGCGGTTGTGGCTGCCAAACTGGGGGCACTAGCCGTAGAGGAAGCCAAAATAAACACGGCTGCTGTTACGGTTGGCAAATTAGGTACTGGGGCGGTTACCAGCGTCAAGCAGCTCCATACCGTAACGTCGAAATCTGCTACCGCAAGTCTGACAACCGCCGAGCGGGGGGTAATCCTGGCAACCACTGATGCTATCTATATCTATCTGCCTACCTATGTAGGGAATACGGGACTAAACTATATCATCAAAACAATAGCCTCTCATTCGTCTGGTGTAGTTGTTACCGGGGAAGTGGATGGAGGTTTAATAGATGGTGCTCTCGAAAAAGTGAGTGCGGCACAATATAATGTTCTCGATGTCATCTGTGACGGGGTCAAGTGGAATGTAGTCGGAATAAAAGGCACCTGGAACTAAGGAGAAATTAAAAGGAGTGAAGTTACAGAATCAGGATATATGGTTAGCCTATCCTAGCCTCAAGAGACTTGCTCAAATGGAACTCCCACCCGATGTCAGCCTGGGGATAGCAAGACAAATCAAGTCTCTACAAATCCCCTATTCTGTTATCGAGTTTGAGAGGAAAAGGATGGTCAATCATTACGGGGCAAAGAGGGACGGACAAGTCACTGTTTCAAGCGATTCCCTGCAAGCCGGCGACTTCGCAGTCGCCTTCGGTAATCTTCTAACTGAATACTGGGATGAAGATATACCCATTGAAAGGGTAGAATTACCCAATAGGGTGGAATCTATCTGCGAAGACTGCGGGCATAAAAGGGAAATTATCTTTCTTATCGACCCTCAAATCCTGATACCGTTATACGAAAACTTTATAAGCTCGCCTTCGGGCGGGTGAAGGGGGAGTGGGTCGGGGTTTACTCCTTTCCCTGGCTCATTCCCCTAACGAAATATCTCCTTACTTTTTGTGGTATAATATATATGTTAATTTTTAAAGGAGGAAAAATATGTTAGAAACTTCAAAAGATATTTTGTATCTTGTAATCTCT